TAATAGAAAAAAAACCTCTTGGTAATTCAGCATACGTTTCAAGGGGGGATGTCGTTGCAGTCGTTAAAGATCGATTCGAGATCCAGAATCCACCAGAAGCATAAGCGCCAAATGTGGTTGCATCTACTCCTACAGTAAAAGCAGTTGTATTAACTACGGTGATTGTAAAAGTAACATTGTTGTAGCCTGTTGCTCCAACGATTCCTGTGATGATTACTTTATCTCCATTTGTTAAACCATGAGGAAAAGTAGTAGTGATTTGACCGGGATTTGCGTTATTGGCTGCTGAAACATACCCCGTAACAACCAACATATTAAAAGTCCAAGGGCTTGCAGTTGTTTTGAAAAAGTTTTGCGCAGTGAATGTACGAGCAAATCGACCAAGAGCTGCTGCACCACTTTTTCTTACCAACTTTTCACGGAAAACATAAGCGTTTTCTAAAACAGGAAAAGCATCATCAGGAAGTATGATGTCAGGGCGATTTTGAATCAAACCTTGAGCTGGCGCTTTTATGTATTTTTTATCGTACAATTAATACCATCCTGCTGACCAATTATTATTCCATCCAAGATTTGGAACTGTTCCCGAAAAAATGGTCGAATTGCGTTGACCCACTTCTTCTACTGCTTGCCTTTCTAAAACTAACCCTTCTTGTCTTTTAGCTCCCTCTTGCAATTGAGCTACCATATCAAAGTCATTTCGGTATCTCATGATCTCACTAGCGGATAAGTACGCCAAATACTTACTCCATTGATTCAATATAGGGTTATCATTTGTCATCATAAATTGTACCGGTGTTTGATACGTTTCAATCTGAATTTGATGAACATATTTGGGTATAGGTCTTATGGTAAATTCATTATTCCAAAAAAGAGCGGCGTATGGTCTTCCAGTAGTGTATTGAGAGACGTACATTGTCATGTTTTGCCCAGCTGCTGGCGTCACTCCAACTGGCGCAAAATTTACTGTGCAAGCTCCTGTTATGTAGTTGACTGTACCAATATTTATATAAGTGATTAGACCCGGATTACCTACGTTATAATTGTGCATACCCGGAACGTTTGGATTTAAGTTTTGCGCTGGAACAGGAGAAGGGTTTGAAACGATATGGTATTGTAAATTCCCTAACCCGTCGTCAGAAACTTGGATGGGTGCACCTGTAGTACTATTGCCTCCAAGAGTTACTTGACCGGCTAAAAATGGCGTAGCACTTATGCTAAAATTAAAAAGCTGTGTTGTTCCATCGCCTGTTATTGGCATAAATTGTGTGGGCCATCGAGGGAACAAGTTGAAAAATTCTTGTCTATCTTTATAGAAAGCCCCTGGAATACCGTCTATGTAAAGGGGGCCTCGCACGCCTTGATAATAGTTTACGTCTAATCGATATTTATCTACATAAGGAGCGGTATAGAATTCATACACACTTCTCATTTGGTCTACTTTTATGCCGTAAGGGAAATCTGTCAGGTAAATGTCATTAACAACTTGCTGGATTGTTTTAGAGGTAAGCGTAAGATCACTTGGAGAAGCAGTAAGCCTTCTAACAAGCGTTTCTATGTATGCATACGTTGAGTCTGCTGGGGCTACAGCTGTCATAACATTTACCTTTGGTACCTTAGTTTATCAAAAAAAGCTCGTGGATTATCTCAGCTGCCCCGTCCTTAGGCATAGGAATACCATTGTGATCTAGTAAATCTGATCTTTTAGGTTTTCTTTTAGTTGGATCGTTTACTTGTTTAACCATGCCGTATGGCACTTCATACTCTTCACCAGGAATCAAATGCCATGTGCAGATCATTTCACCAGCCCATCTCATGTATGGGAAAGTAAGCCTTTCATGGGTACCTTGATAATTGTGGTATCGAACCTTTACAATCTTTTGCTCTTCTTTTTTTAGCTTTTCTGCTTTAGTTTTGTTTTCAGGCGTCATGTGCTTAAACTCATTATCTGCAACCGAATTAGCAACAATGTTGACAATTCCATGTCTTTCACCATTTGAAGCTACTCTGTTCTGTTGAGATTTCACTAAAACCATAAAAAACGTCCTTTTTGTTAGTTTCCTTGCATTCCATTAATTGAGTGAAACGGAAGCGAGGTGAAGTTGTAAATATTTCTACTGCCATAAGAAGCAGCTGACGCAGGTTGTTCTTGGTAAGTCGATGGTGTTACGAATGTGTCGAATTGAGTCGAATCAATATTAGTAGTAAAAATTAGATTTGTCGTATCTATGTATAAGATTTCTCCTATTAACTTGTCTATCTGATACATTCCATATGATTGCGGAACACTAAAATGCAGAAGTTGCCCTACCACGTATTTATTTTGCGTAGTAACGGTAACAACTGCATTCACTGCTTTTGTAATGTTAGATATCAATAAAAACATAGGTGCTACAGGAGATGGAGGTAAGTAAGCATTTGATGACACTAGCACTTTCCTTTTTTGGTCATTTTCTTAAGTTTTTTGTCTCTTGGAATATCTTTTTTAATAAGAGTATCCATCATTTTATCGATCTTTTTTTTGTCTTTTTTTATTAACTTATCCATTAACGCCCCCTTCCTGCTTTTTTAGGCATTTTAGCTTCATGCATTGCTATTGCGACCGCTTGTTTTGGGTTTTTTACAACAGGGCCTTTTTTAGAACCACTGTGAAGTTCGCCTTCCTTAAACTCATGCATTACTTTCTTAATCTTGCTTTTTTGTTTCTTAGACTCTTTCATTTTTTCCTTTAAAAAAGGGGAGTTTCCTCCCCTCAACATGGTAATTGTTATTGATCACTCATATCATCCACACCAGTTTCAGACTTGTAGCACTGCCACACAATCTGATCTCCAGACACACCAGCAGGAGAGTTTGCACCCGCTGCTAAGTACATATAAGGAGTTGGATTGCTTGAATGAAACGGTTGCAGACTGAAGTTATAACCAGTATATGTCATCGTAGACGGATTGTACTGAGTTGATGCACCAGCAGGAGCCACAGTCGCAAACAGAGTTGCTGTTGGACTTAGAGAACTTGCAGGGAATGCAAAAGCAGTAAATGCGCTAGAATCAATATCTACAGTTACGTTGTAAGCACCAATGTTTGAAGCAGCAGATACAGCGTTTATAGCCAATATCTTTCCTGTTAATCCATTGATTTGAGTCATTCCAAAAGAATTCGGAACACTGAAGTACAGTTTCATTCCAACCGCTAAATAGTTAGTCGGATCAAATGAAAGCGATACAACCGCTTGCGAAGCTTGAGAAATGTTTGTCACATACAAGAATTGTGGGTTTACTGCTGCAAACTTAGATATTCTTCGTGTATATCCTGCTGTTCCAGCGGCAGCAAAACCGTTAGAAGCTGTTGCAGGAAGTCCAAGAAGGGTATATCCAGAACCAGATACTGAAGAAATTTGGAAGATCATTCCGCCAATTTGCTTCATTCCAGTCGTGTTATACAAACGAATAAAATCACCTTCAGCATATGTATTTGTCTGAGTTACGACAGCTGGGTTAGCTGCTGTAATAGCAGTAATAGCGTTAGGTGCTTGCGCTTCAGTCACAGGAGCGGTCGTTACATAAGTAAAACCACCTGAAGTGATGATATCAGCATTCATAGCGTTTGTTGAGTTGGTTTTTGACCACCCAATTGCTTGATCTGCTGCTGTTACGCCATTAAACCACTCGAATATCACCCCAACACCTGGGTTAGGATTCAATCCTATTTGCTTGTAGTTAACAACTCTGAAATAATCAGCAGAGCTTGGAACCAAAATCTTTCTTCCTGTTCCATCAGAAGTAAAACTACCTTGCAGTAATTGTGTAAAAGCCATGGTAATCCTCCTATAGTCTTGCTGTTACGTTAAGGCCAGAGATCCAGTTTTGATTTGTAATTGCTCGGGCAATCGCAAACTTAGCATAGAGCTGGCTGTTTTGTGCTACGCTGGACACAACGTATGGTGGTCTATAGCCTAGACGGGCTGAGTAATGGTTTTGCTCAATTTTTGCACTGGCTTCAAGACCGTACATTGGAATCGTGTAAACAGTGTTCCCTAGCAACGAAGCATTTGGGATTTGAGCTGCTTTAGACGAAACAAAGAAACGGAATCGGCTGATAGAGCAATACTCTTCAGGTCGAAGGCCTTCTTGTTGTGGGTAAGCATTCTTTAACAACACGCCACTTACGTTTTGTAGGTCTGGCGTAATGTTTGTGCTTGCCAAAGCAATAAATGCATCCCTAGTTGGGCTTGTACCAAACTTGTTCTCAGCATCTATTGTCTCGAGCATAGTTCTTGCATCGTTTCCTAGCAAAATACGCTCGATGTTATTCACGTCTGCACGTGTAATCTCGCTTGGTTGGTCACCATTCACGCCACCAACTGCATTCAAATAGGACACTGATGATGCGTATAGGTCTCGCATTAGCAAGTCTTCTTTTTCACGAAGCCATTGGCCTAACAAAGCTGTGAACTTTGTTAATACTTTGTCGTTTTCGTAGAGCGTACTACACTGTTACTTTCAGAGCTTTCGACTCGCTCTTACTGACCATTTTCATGGCGGTAGGTCTTGTCATTCCCTACTCAAAGACTCTCATCTTTGTTCAGACTATATCTTACCTATATGACTAGTATAGGTTTTGGCGTGTAGTCGTTGAGGGTTCTCTTTCGAGCCTTCCCTGCTGATTGCCCATTGTTACATCTTTTAGATTTTCACCATTTAGGTACTAAAAGTTTTAGGGGTTTCCAGCATATAGCCAAATTTTTTACACTGTCCTTGTCTAAGCGGCCAGTGCATAGCAAGCTACGCATTGAATTTAAAATAATTCCTTTACTTGCTCATTGACCACAACGGTCTTAGCATAAATTTCCATAGTAGCATCTACGTCAGTACGTACTACCACTTCTGGTGCCGGGTCAATTCCTGATCCGTCTAGCAATCCACCGTTAGTAGAAAGCCTTTCGTATCTGGACATACGTGTTGTTTTACCAATGTT